CCGCCTTGTGGACACGGAACTCGCCGCAGAAATCGCGGCAACGCGGGGCGGTACAGGCATTGTCGAGTACACCCTGAACGATAATAGCATAGCGTCTTTTAACAAGGCAGCAGCCGTGGGTGCGGCGTTTCTTGCCAACAACTCCAAACGGGCAAAGACGATCAGTTTTACAACAGAAACGGCAGGTTTTGCCGTGGGGCAGCTGCTGACCGGCGATGTGGCATATTATGGCATCTCCGGCATTTATAAAGTCAACAGCGTCACGGCCCGCGTTATTTCCGGGGCAGAGGGCGGCACATGGCGGTATGACATCGAAGCATCAACGGTCGACTACCGCGACGCGCTGTACCCGCTGATTAAAGGTGTAACCTTTGAGCTCGGCACGGAAACGCAATATCTGCCGATGTCGCTGTCGCTACTGGGTGATACAGACATCGAAACGACGCTGACTATCTACACAGAGGACCCGCTGACATGGACAGCCCTTGAGGCAACCTATGCAGACTGGGTGGCATTTGAGGCGGCTTATGATGACTGGGCTGACATAGCCGGCGCAACACAGGAGGTTGAAATTGTGACAAACGCATACACGGCGGTGGGAAAAGCACTCATCGCGCGGGCGCTGGCGGGAGGCAATGGAAATCTTAATGCCTCGGTGCAGCTGAAACTGTACACAGCCGCAAACGCGCTGCTTGCCACTGTCTCCCCGCTCGGCACGGCATTGGCAACCGCTGACGCGGCTATCAACAGTTTTTACCTGTACGAGGACGACGGCAACGGGGCAATCGACCACATCAACGTCATCGGCGCGGATGGCAGTATCATTCAGCAGATCACCGACATCGGGTTTACCAAAACCGACAGCATGGTGCTGAATATCACAAAGAAAGACGAGGTACAGTAAATGGCCAGTGCAAACAAGACCACCAACCTGGGGCTGAACCTGTGGGACGCAACTGATAAACCGGTGCGCGGCGATTTCAACGCCGACAACGCTGCCCTTGAAGCGCGGGCTAAATCTGCGCTGCTGTCGAAGTCGACCACGCAGAGCCTCGCGGACACGACAGCGACGGATGCCACCTTTCCGGCAGCTGTGGAGTATGGCGGGTCCGGCACCAGCGCGCTGCTTAACGGCAACACCGGGTTTATCATTCCGGCCGGTTATACCGACGCGGTGATATCGGCGTGCATCCAGTTCGAAGCAGACGCAACAAAGACCGGAGCCCGGCGCGCTATCCTGTACCGTATTCGAACAGTGCCGACGCCACAGACTCTCGGTGTTTCTGCCGTATCCATGCTGCCAACCGGCGGCACCGACCGCATGACACTGTCCTATTCCGGACCGGTTAAAGCCGGTGACACATTTAAAATAAAGGCCTACCAGGCAAGCGGCGGCGCGCTGAACCTGACCGCAGACTGCTGTATGTCTATCAAATTAGGTTGAGGTGAAAACATGATACCTGTTATTCTCTCTCCCATTAACGGCAAAGGCGTGGCGTCCGAGGTGTACCAGTGGGACCTCGGGCAGCAGATTGTATTGACCGGCACAGATGTCACCGATTGCGTTGTGCAGTGGGTGTATGACACACTGCCGGACGGTACGACCACCGACAACCGCACATTCTCCCCGCTTACCGGCGAAACAGGCTATACAGAGGGCGGCATCGTTGACATCCCCGACGCTGCGCTGATGCAGACGGGCGAGATTACCGGATATATCTACTACAACGGCGAGGAAACCATTGGGCATATTGTTGTCAACCCTATCCCACGCGCCCAGCCCGCCGATTATGTGTCACCCGACAATACCGTTACGCTGCAGGACCTCATCGAGACAGCCGTTGACGCGGCAGTCGCGGAGGCGATCGACCAATTAAGCTTTGTAGCGGAGACATACCAGAGCGCCGAGGATTTACCGGCAGACGCGGCAACGGGTACCCTTGCGATTATAGACCCGACACCGGAGTGGGACCGGGCGCCGGTCCAAATATTCAAAGGTCAATTCTTGAGGCGAATATTTATAAACGGAGACCCTCCGGACCCGCGGGAAGTTTTGCCGGAGGACAGGCCAAACACGCGGGGCGTAATCGTCGAAAACACCGACGGAGAGACAGCCCGGATGGTTTTGTATTTTGAAGCCGCAAAGGAAAACGACTTCCTCGACGGCAAACCAGGGATCGTCGTGCTTTGGAATTTCGACGAAAACGGGGATCCGGCGGCCGCGTCATTATATAACACCGAGCCCACCGAAATAGAGGGCGAGTTTTGCGAGGCGGGCTGGCATATTGCCAACTTTGAAACCGGAGGAATTGAACCGCGGGAGTTTGACGAAATAGACTTCCCGGCCTTTGATTTCGAGCCACGGATGATATTCAACCCGGATTGGCTACCCCAAGTGGTCCCGCTCGGATACAGCATAGCCACGCAAGCATCCTTTGACAACCGCGGCCTCGGCTATTATATGAGCGTAGATCCATATAAAAGCAAAAAAATATACCACAAAAAAGAAGCCGGATGGGAGGAAGTAAAGTGAGCCAAGCGGAGAAAATAGAACAGGCGGTCGAGAGAGCCCTCGCCAAACTAAAAGCATTGAGAGACGAAAAGAGAGGCACCCAAAATGGGGACGGAAAAAAAGAAGCCGGAAAAGGATGACCTTATAAAAGCAATCGGGGATGCCACAAGAAAGCTTCCGGAAAACGACTGTAAAGCGGCAATCCCGTATCTTTGGACCGCGGCCACAAAAAGGCCGGGCAAAACGGAAGCGGAGCGATTGAAGCGTCTGGCGACAATCGCGGCAATAAAAAAGACCGGCAAAGAGGAGGCCCTCGAGTGATAATATTCGCCATTTTATACAACGCGGCCAAACTCTTATCGCTGTATGCGGCGGTTATCCTTGTATCAATCTACAAAATCATCGGGAGAGTGTAAACAATGGAATTGTGGACTGTTTTAGCGCCGCTCATCGGCACAATCATCGGCACAGCGGGCGGTATTATTACATCCGCAAGGCTTACAACTTATCGCATACAGCAACTTGAAAAAAAGGTTGACAAGCACAACGCATTATGCGAAAGGATGATAAAGGTTGAAAAAGACATCGAATACTTAAAACACGAAGTCGAAACGCAGTACATTGACAATTTTCAAGAAAGGGAATAATATGTGGAGGTAGGGGCGGGTCAGATCTCTGTGTGCGATTAACGGGACAGCGGCCTGGGGTCTTGCGTTGAAAAATCACGGTTCAAACGGGGTATTAACCCATCATTCAAAAGGAGACAGCGAAAATAAGGCCAAAGACGGAACAAACAGGGGCGGCAGGCGTGCGCGCGCAGGCGACAAACCGCAGCCCTTAACCGATAAAATCGTAGCTGGAAGGACAGCAAAGATACTGGAAGCGCCTGATTTGCAGCCCTCGGCAATACTGAAAGCGGAGGAACTGCAGGGAGCCGCTGAACTGCGCGGCGAGGATATGCCGGCGCCGAGCGAATACCTCAGCGCGATGCAGAAGGACGGAAAACCGCTCGGCGCGGATGCGCTGTTCAATGAGACCTGGCTGTGGCTCAAGCACCGGGGATGCGAGAAGTTTATCAATCCCCGGCTCATCGAAGCGTACGCGCAAGCGTTCACCCGATACATCCAGTGCGAGGAAGCCATCAGCACCTACGGCCTGCTCGGCAAACACCCCGCGACAGGCGGAGCGATTTCCAGCCCTTTCGTACAGATAAGCCAGTCGTTTCAGAAACAGGCCAATCTGCTGTGGTATGAGATTTTCGATATCGTCAAGCAGAACTGCGCCACGGCTTTTGTGGGCAACCCGAGGACGATCTCACGGGCAGAAAAGGACGGTAAACACAAATGGTAACAACCGAACGCTTTGAAAAAGTGAATATCGACAAGCTGGTGCCTTATGCCCGGAACGCCAGGACACACAGCAAAGAGCAGATTCTCCAACTGCGGGCAAGCCTGCGGGAATTCGGATTTGTCAATCCGGTCATCGTCGACAAGGAACTGAACATCATTGCCGGACACGGCAGGATTATCGCCGCAAAGGAAGAAGGCATGACAGAGGTGCCGTGTGTTTTCGTCGAGCACCTGACCGAAGCGCAGAAGCGCGCTTACATCATCGCGGACAACCGGCTCGCGCTGAACGCCGGCTGGGACGCCGAAATGCTGTCTGTCGAACTGGCCGAACTGCAGGGCGCGGACTTTGACGTTTCGTTGCTCGGCTTTGATGACGCTGAACTCAACACACTGCTCAAGGGTAATGAGGATGTCAAAGAAGACGACTTCGATGTCGACGCCGAGCTGTTGAAACCGGCCGTGACCAAACCCGGAGACCTGTGGCTTCTCGGGAAACACCGGCTGGTCTGCGGAGACAGTACCAAACCGGAAACCTTCGAGCTTCTCATGGACGGCAAGACGGCGAACCTGGCCGTCACGGATCCTCCCTACAATGTCAACTACGAAGGCACCGCCGGCAAGCTGCAAAACGACAACATGTCCGACGATGCCTTTTATCACTTTCTCTTTGATTCGTTCACCAACATCGAGAAACACCTGGCGCAGGATGGCAGCATCTATGTGTTCCATGCGGACACTGAAGGGCTGAACTTCCGCCGGGCGTTTGCCGATGCCGGGTTCTATCTGTCCGGCACCTGCATCTGGAAGAAACAGAGCTTAGTCCTCGGAAGGAGTCCCTACCAGTGGCAGCATGAACCCGTTCTGTTCGGCTGGAAAAAGAAAGGCAAACACCAGTGGTATTCCGACCGCAAGCAGTCGACCATTTGGGAATACGACAAGCCGAGAAAGAATGCCGACCACCCAACCATGAAACCGGTGGCTTTGATTGCCTATCCGATTCTGAACTCCAGCATGTCCAACTGCATCGTCCTCGATCCGTTCGGCGGCTCCGGCAGCACGCTGATCGCCTGCGAACAGACAGGCCGTGTCTGCGACACCGTTGAGCTGGATGAAAAATACTGCGATGTCATTGTGAAACGGTATATGGAACAAGCCGGTACCGATGCCGGAGTGCTCCTCGCAAGGAACGGGGATGTATATAAGTACGAAGATGTGCCGGAGGTGGCTGTGAATGAGTAACCTTACGCTGGGCAGCCTGTTCGACGGCTCGGGCGGGTTTTCCTTTGGGAGGGCTTCTTTCCGGTATTGTGTGGTCAAACCAAAAACAAGCACAGTGATTTGTGCATTACGCAGAAATATGTGAATCGACTTGCTATTCCCGCCATGTAGAGCAATATCGTAAATCAGTATATCGTAAGTTAGTAACGCAAGAGTTAGCACATCGGCTATATTGCGAATAAGTGCCGAAATGCGTCAAGTAAAATCAGAAAAAACTCGACAAAACAGGGAATAAAACCGCGCCAAAACAGGGAGTTGTTACCCTATCGGTTACAAATTAGCGGATAAAACCTTGCCAAATCACCGATTGAAACCTTGCCAAATCACCGAACGGGTACAAAATAGGAGGTAAAAAAATGAGCGAGCTCACAAAGAAATGGCTGAAAGCAGCCGGAATACGCGCATTGAAAACCGTCGCTCAAACGGCAATCGCAACCATAGGAACAAGCGTAATTCTCGCCACCGTGGATTGGGTGGTTGTTGGCTCTGCATCTTTATTGGCCGGCATTTTAAGTCTGCTTACAAGTATTGCCGGACTGCCCGAAGTGAAAGAAGGTAAATAAAATGACGCTCTATAAACTATTCCTGACAAATAACAACTGCTATAAGGCTGGAAAAACCATCACTCCACGTGGCATTATGGTACATTCGACTGCCGCAAATAACCCTAAAATCAGCCGGTATGTTGGGCCTGATGATGGAAGGCTTGGGAAGAATCCGTACAATAATCATTGGAACACGGCGACTCCCGGAGGCAGACAGGTATGCGTGCACGCCTTTATCGGCAAGCTCGCAGACGGCAGCATTGCCACCTATCAAACCCTCCCGTGGAACATGAGGGGCTGGCACGCCGGCGGCAAGGCCAACGATACACACATCGGCTTTGAAATCTGCGAGGATGGATTGAAAGACGCAAAATACTTCAAGGCCGTCTACACAGAAGCCGTCGAACTGTGCGCCTATCTCTGCAAAATGTTTGACCTGACAGAGAAAAACATCATCTGTCATGCCGAGGGACACGACCAGGGCATCGCCAGCAATCACGGCGACGTGCTGCACTGGTTCCCGAAATTCGGCAAAAGCATGGCCGACTTCCGGTCCGACGTGAAAGAGCTCCTCGAGCCGAAGCCGGTTATCATCGAGGGCAAATTCAAGGTCGAGGTTATCGGCGGCAGTGTGAATATCCGCAAAGGCCCCGGCTCGGCCTATCCGATTGTCGGCAGCCTGCTGCAAGGTGCACAGGTCACCATCCTGCGAAAGTTCCTCACTTGGGGGCAGCTGGGCACGGGCCTGTGGATTGGCATTGGCAGCAAGTATGTCAAGAAAATATAGCGATTGCGTGGGAAATATCACCTAATTGTGAAAATCATCACGCGGTTATAGAACCCTGCACGCATAGCGGCTCATTTGCCGATTGCGGACCACGCATGGACTATCTAAAGACAGACGATATTTATTGCGGTCCTTCTGAAGAACTCATGAAGCAGATAGAACCCAATTCAATTGCACTTAGCGTTTGGTCTCCCCCGTACCATGTTGGGAAAAAATATGAAAGCGGCCAGTCATACGAACAATGGCAAGCTATGTTAGCCGAAGTGATAAGAATTCACTTCTCTGTTCTTAAACCTGGTGGTTTTTTGGCTATTAACATTGGAGATATTCTATGTTTTCAAGACGATAGTATGCCAAAAATCCAAGCCAATAATGTTAGTATGCGCAAATGTAGTATAACGGAAGAAGAAGTGTTACGAGCACAATCAGAACACCCTGACTTTAATCGACATCAACTCGCTAAGTTGTTAGGCTGCAGTGAACAAACCATTGATAGACGCTTGCACGGAAACAATATACGCGGTGGAAAATATAATACGCAAACGAGAGTAAAAATAGTTGGCGGATTCATTGAAGAAATGGC